CAAGAAGAAGATAAGAAGTATTCGCCAATTACCAAAGCACCTCAAAATATGATGTGGGTTTGGATTAAAGAAAATGGCAAGTGGGTTAAATACTTACTTATTAGTGTTCGCTCACAATGGCTATGCCTTATCTTAAACGGCAAAAAAGACATTGAAGTTCGTAGAAAAGTTTTGAAAGGAATGGTGGATTAAATGAAAAGATTAACATATAAAGATAATGATAATTCTTATAAATTATTAAGAGGCAGAGAATGTCAATGGAAAAAAGCAATTAAAGAAGAATATAGCACTATTGACAACTCAATTCAAAAACTTGGCAAACTTGAAGATTTAGAAGAACAAATCGGTTGTCCTATTGAAATCTTTTTAAAACTAGCATTAAAGGAAATCAATGAGATATATGTGGAATATGATGATGGTTGGGATAATGGTTTATATCAAGCAAATGTCTATAATATATACGATAAAAGTAGTGAGTGGAGCGATAAAAGTGATTGGACTATTGAAACTAATATTACTGAATTTAAAGTTAACGATTACAAGAAAACTTGGTGGTTAAGAGAGGACAAGAGTGAATAGTATGGCAAGTAAAACAAAACACACATTAATTACTATATGCTTAGTTAGTCAATTATTAGCATACATCGGCTTATTGCTCTTCACTTTACACATTGCGAAATACATCGTTTAAAAAATGGCTTTAAAAGGAAAGGAAGTGAATAGTATGCAAGATAAAGAACTCAAAATATACGATATTATTACCCAATGGTTAACTTATTATGAGTTTAATTTTTCTCAATTAGGTAAGGTAAGAAATGAAGAAGAAATCAATAAACTTAACGTTGCCAAAAAGGAAGTAAAAGACCTAGAAAAGTTTACTAGACTTGTAATAGAAAAAGCAGTTGACACTTACTATATAAATGAATGTGATGAATTAGAAACTTACAATGAATATGCTTTAAAAAATTGGGGTGGATATTACACTCTTACCGAAAAAGAATTTAATTTTATAAAGGAGATGATTAAGAAGTATGGAAAATAAGGAATACGAAGAAGCATTATGGAGAATATATAATTGTAATGATGATGATTATACATTAGGTTATCGACAACACGATTATAGGTTATTACAACAAGCCCTAACAACCAAGAGTGAAAAAGAACAAGCACTAGAAATCATAGTGAAGAAGAATGTAAACGTAGGGTTAGTAAGCGTTATTGGAGATGTTGAAAGATACAATGAAACTTATGTATATGAAAATATGCTAAACGTAAAATGGGCATTAACTGAAAGCGAGTTCGACCTCGTATCAAAGGTAGTAAAGGAGATTACGGAAAATGAAAGCAAGTGAGATTTTCAATAAATTTTGGTTGGCTAGAAATGACATAAATCTTAACATAAGAGATAGAAAATTCTTATTTAAAATAAACCTATGTGAAGATTTTAATTGCTATGAAAGTCAAACATCATACAAGTTTAAATATATGAATTTTAATAGTTTTAACGAAATAGAACTTATCGACAAAAAGCATAAAGTAGTTAAAACATTAAATGAAGAAAATGTAGTATGGATTTCATCTATCTATTATGAAAGTAAAGGAGTAGATTTTAAAGTTTGCGATTTCAATTATACAAAACTAGACAAAGGAGATGATACAAATGAGTAAAATAGGTTTTGAATTAAATATAAATGGTGCAAAATACCTCGTTATTGCAAGAACAACTGAAATTACTAAAACATCAGTAAAAAGTTATAGCAATAGATGTTCCATTCTATTAGATGTTTGGAGAAATGATGAACGAGTTAGTTTAGATAAAAACGAATATGTTGCTGAAAAAATAGGCGATTTTATCAAGAATTGTATCAATGGACAAGATAGTTGCTATTGGGATTTCAATAAGCCTAATAGACACGATAGAAAGGTAGGCGATTAAAATGTTTGTAAGAACGAAAGATAATAGAATTATTGAAGTTGAAGATAAATTATACAATTATAACGGAAAAATGAAATATCAATATAAAGATAGTCCAGCGTTGCTAGGAGATGATGTTATAAAAGCAAGTGAAAACCTAGAAGAATTAATTAAAGGTGGAGATTTAATTATTGTAAGTGATAGTAACGATAATAAACTTCCAATGATTTATGAAAAATATTATTTCGATTGTTGGTGCAAAACTCACGATAATTTAATTTCAAAAATGGAATGGTATATCAAATATGGCAACGATTATAAATTAGTTGCAACAAAACAATATCAAGGAGAGTGGGAACTTTACAAAGGAAGAATACGATTTAGTTAAAATCGAGTTAAGGAGGGAATAAATGAAAGTATTAAAATTATTATCGTTAGTATTACTAACAATTCTTACTTTTACTTCCTGTAGTGCAACAGGGTATAGAACCATTGAGAAATGGATAGAAATAGACTTTTCAAGTCTTACAACGTTCGAAATCAACAACGACTTAAAGTTTGATTGCAAGGTTGTAGGATACTCGTTAAATCGCCTAAAATCAAGCATACAAGAAGATACGGAAGTATACAAAATAGATTCACTCATCGAGTGGGGAGATGATGTATATAATTACGAGTGCTTTGTTGTAGGAGAAGGCAAAAACCAAAGGCTTACAGGAGATACCGAAACACCTATATATGAAAGTTGTGAAATCACTTACTATGACATTGACAACTTTAAATTAACGTTATGACAAAAAAGCAAATAATTGGCAATATAGCTTTAGTAGGGTTAATCTGTGGACTAATCCTACTACTTGCCTACAAATATGGGAGGTAAACAATGGCAAAAATAGTTCATGATGGAATAACCTACGATAGTCAACTAGAAATTGATTATCACGAATATTTAAAAACACAAGAGGATGTTTTAAAAATATTTTATCACTTAAAAAAGCCAATTCACGTTGGTGCAAAAAATACATATACACCAGATTTCGTTGTAGTCTATAACGATAGAATAGAAATCGTAGAAACCAAAGGATACAACCAATACTCATATATGCGAGATAACTTGATTCACAACTATATGTTGTCATTACGAGAAGAAGATTTAAAAGCTTGGTTATCTTCAAATTTTAATGGCAAACCTGTATATAAAGAAGTCATCTATCGTAAGATTAAATATCTTAAAGCGTTTGGTTTTGTAGATTTTGATTTCAAAAACCCTAATACCCTAGCAAACAAACGTAAGAGTAAAATAGCAGAATTAAACATAGAGCTTAAACAACTTAAAGAGTTTAAGAAAAACACTACTAGATATTTCTCGCTAAAAGATAAACCTAAACTTACACCTAATCAACAAGAGTTTATCAACAATTATTTGAAGAAATGGAAGAAATAATTAATTATTTAACTCAAAGGTATAAGTTGAAGAAATCCACCTTTACAGGTATTATCAAACCTATCCGAAAATATCAAGTAGTATCGTTTAACTATCATTCTATCACTTACAGTGTAGTATACTGTGAAGATATTGAAACATATCAACTAAGAAAAGAGTCTATTAACAAATTACCTGTAAACATATACAGATGCATAGGCTATAAGAAAATACTTAAATATTTACAAGATAATTTTTAAAGTTGGGAGTACATGGGAAAAATTATATGTTAATATATGTAATGTGAAAGATATACAAAACAACTTTCACTCATAGTTTTTTGGGAAGAGAAGTAGTGAATCTCTTCCTTTTTTTTCGTTCACTAGAAAAGGAGGGTAAATATGAAACCTGATAAAAACGCATTTACTAATTCAATGTTAGCAATGTTAGGTTCAAGCTTAAACATTACAATGATCATTGAGAAAAAACCCTTCCTTGACCCAAAAACAAATAGATACAAAGTTAAACAACAATACAAAGTAACAAAGTGGAATGAAGTAACCGATTATAAAACAGGTAAACCAAGATACATCCCACATACTGAAAAATTTACAAATAGATTAAAAGCTAATCTTTATCTACTAGAACTCTACAAGACTTACTCTAATACTACTACTTAAATATATACTACCTACCAAGGTATAATATACTAACCTATATCTCAAGGTATAACAAGGTAATACATAAGTATACTATGGGTATAACTAGGTAATACTAGGCAATACAAAGGTATAAATACACTATAAGGGTATAAGGTAAAGTATAACTAGATAAGTATATAAAAAGAGAGACTTCTTAAAATCGACTGAAGAAGAAAAAATTATTTTATAAGCGATAAAAAAGAAGATACTTATATATTATGGCAAAGAAAAAGAGAGTTAAAGAGAGCCAAGAGTTAATTAAAGAGAGTGCTAGTAAGGAGAAAGAATTAGCAAAAGAAGTAAGAGGAAGAACTAGAAAAAAATACACAACCATTGATGACATACTACAAAAGAGTATTGATACTTTTAACCAAGATTCTAACTCAAGCCTTGAATTGAAAGGGTTTGTCATGAATAGTGAACAACAACAACAATTATTGACAGGGATAGCATTAGGGATAGTTAAAGATGGGCTAACTTTAACATCTGCTACCCTTGGAGAAAAAATGAAAGCCGTTGAGATTTTGCAAAAGATACAACAAAACGAAGTTGGAGGAAAGGTTATCGAAGAGCATAACGAATCTATCAAACGTTTTGAATTAGAAAATCAAACGGAAGTTAAACAAAGGAACTTGGAGGATTTTGAATAATGTTAAGAGTTCCATGCAGATTTAGTCCAAATCAATTAAATTATTTTTTTGCCACTCGTGATAGTTGGCTTAACATTGCCGAGGGTGGAAAGAGAGCAGGAAAGAACATTGTTAATACTTTTGCTTTCTGCAATGCTTTAGAAATAAGCCCTACCTATGTTAATCTCATAGGGGGAGTTGATCAAAGCATCGCACAAGTAAACATTATGGACTGTGATGGCTTCGGAGTGTCTAATTACTTTTACGGAAGAATTAGAGAAGGTAAGTACAAAGAGAAGAAAGCCTACTTTATCCGTACCAAGACAGGAGAAAAGGTTGTAATTGTTGCAGGTGGCTCTAAACAAACCGATTATAAGTTCATTAAGGGCTTAACGTTAGGTTGCGTTTATCTTACCGAAGTAAATGAATTGCATCCTAGTTTTGTTCAAGAGTGTATGGATAGAACTGCAAGTCATCCGTTTGATAGAAGAATATTTTTTGATTTAAACCCAAAGGCTCCTAACCATTGGTTTTACAAGTGGATGGGAGTTCATAGCGAGAAACAAAAGAAAAACTCTTCCTATGGTTTCAATTACGGACATTTCACAATGGCAGATAACATGTCAATGAGTGATGAAGAGATTAGAGCAGTTATTCAAACCTATGATGTTAATTCGATCTACTACAAACGTGATATTAAGGGAATATCAATAGCAGTTGAGGGAGTATGCTTCCCACTATTCGCAAACAACCCAAGAAGATACTTGATAAGCAAGAAAGACTTTAACAAGAACGATTTAATAAGCGTTGCAGTTGGAGTTGACTTTGGAGGAAATGGCTCACAACATACCTTTGTTGCAAGGGGATATACAAAAGGGTATAGAAAAGTAGTTTTCTTAAAATCAAAGATAGTATTAGCAAAGAATCTATCTCCACAAGAGTTGGAAGAAGAGTATTGCAAGTTTGTTAGGAAAATCTCTGACACCTATTGTTTACAAATAGCAAATGGTAAAGAGAAAAGACTTGCAATTACTACATATTGCGACTCGGCAGAACAAACCTTAATCAATGGGTTGAAGATAGCAAGTGCAAAGAAACAACTTGCAAACATTGTTAAGAATGCTTTAAAACGTGCTATTAACGATAGAATACGTTTGATAAACTTCCTTTTAAAAGCCGATAGAGTGGTTTTGATAGAAGAAGATACTGAATCCTTACAAGAGGCGTGGGAGAACGCTGTATGGAGTCAAAAAGAAGCCGATAAGGGCGAAGATGTTCGATTGGATGATGGCACAAGCGACATTGATACTTGCGATGCCGCCGAATACACGATAGAGCAAGATTTAAAGATATTAGAAATGACAAGAAAGGAGTAAGAAATGGATATTAAAAAAGAAATTGAAAAGCTTTATGGGAAAACCATTTTAGGCCATAGCCCAAATTTGGATAAGTGGTTTAATTGGTATAAAGGGTTTGATCCATCGTTTCATAAATATAAAATCCCAAGGAGTGGGCAACAAGATCCTATTGAAGTAACAAGATTATCCTTGAAGATGGGTAAGAGTGCCTGTGAAAATTGGGCGAATTTAATCTTAAATGAAAAGACAAACGTTGTTATCGAGAGCGAAGAAGATATGGAACGTTTGAAAAAGGATTATCAAAACTTATCTTATTGGGATAAAAATAATCTAGGTGTTGAAATTGATTTCGCTTTGGGCAGTGGTGCAGGTTTGTTTTCGGTTGAATCTAAAATAAACAAGAACACAAAGGAATACCTAAAAGATAACAAATGGAAATTGCATTACGAGTTCGTTAATGCAAAACATGTCTATCCGTTAAAGTGGAGATATGGAGAAGTTATCGAATGTGCTTTTGCAAGTTTTGGAACATACGAGGGAGATATTGTATTACACGTTGTTGATGAAGATACAGGTAATTACATTATCAAACGTTATCACTATGTTAAGCAAAATAACAACCCTACAAGTGATTTCACTTTAGATACAAATCTTGTTTACCCTGATTTAGATACAGGAAGTAATATTCCTTGGTTTAGTTATCTTAAACCTAATTTAGCAAATACGGAAGATTTATCTAGCCCAACAGGAGTAAGTATTTTCGCAGTTGCTATTGATACTATGAAAGCAATAGATATGATTTATGATTCATACTATTACGAGTTCATTCTAGGTAAGAAGAGAGCCTTTGTTAGTGCAGAAATGCAAACAGTAGATAAGAACGGAAACGTTGTTGAAACATTTGACCCTAACGATATAGGGGTTTATGTGCTGCCAACAGGAATGGATGGAAATAACAAAATCCAATTCTCTGATGGTGCATTAAGAAGTGAAGCATATTCTAAAGCCTTAAACGATAACTTATCTATCTTTAGTTATCAAGTTGGCTTTGGTAAGTCCTTTTTCTCGTTTAGTGAAACAGGTAGACCAATTCAAACTGCAACAGGTATCATTGCTCAAAATAGTGAAATGTTTAGAAACGTTCAAAAACAAGAAATTGCTATTGATAAATTCTTAACTCAAACTACTAGAGCGTTGATGTATATTTCAAATGCTTTCTGTGGTGGGGAATATGCAAAGATACCAAGCGAAGAAGAAATCCTAGTTCGTTTCGATGATTCTATCTTTGAAGATAAGGAAAGCCAAAAAGAAAGCGATAGAAAAGATGTTTCTAATGGCGTTATGTCGAAAGTTGAATATCGTGCAAAGTGGAATAGTGAAACGGAAGAAGTAGCAAGGGAGCATCTTCTTTTAAACCCTGAATACGTGGCGAACATCATCAACAACTTACTTCCTGCAGTTCAAAACGGAGTGTTAACTGTCGAAAGATTTGTTGAGTTAGTTTATGGAGAAGATGTATCCAATAAACAAGAAATCATTAACACTATTACTGCTAAATTAAAAGAAGCAAATAGTATTACTCAAGAAGATTTAATCGCTAGTGGTTTCGGTAGCGGTGCATAATGCTTAAAGATGGACTAGATGAGATTACCCAAGATTTAGGCTTATCGTTTGAAGAAGCTCAAAATACTTTACATTTAAAAGCACGTTTGCAGTTGTTAAGTTATATGAATGATAAAAATTACTTATCCAAGCAATTACAAGCACGTGGGAAGTTTAAATTAAGCCTTTTAAGGATTGCAAGCGAAGAACTTAAACAAATTAATGCAAAGTATGATAAAGCCTTTGAGAAAGCCTCAAAACAAGTAAATCTCAAACATAAAGAACAAGCATTAAAAAGACTACAAGCGATTAAACAACAAAATCAAGCAATGATGTTGCAACTTACCGAAAAGGTCTATCAAGCTCATGGGAATTGGTTAACGCAAGTAAGCGATAGAAGTAGAAGAGCGACTATTGAAATAGGGGAGTTAAAGAAATCCAACAAGGTTTATGATTCAATATGTGAAGTGCTTAATACGAAGGAAGCACAACAAGAAGTCGGTGTTGCTTATTCAAATGGAAGAGTAGTTCCCTTCAAATCGTATATGGAAATGAACGCTAGGACTACTTTAAACCAAGAGATAAGTCAACAACAAATGGAAAATGCTCCAAGTATTGGCGTAGTGTTTTGGCTTTGTAATTCTTTCGAGAATTGTAGACCTGACCATTTGGATTATCAAGGGAAAACCTACTATGATGAAAGGTATATCTCGTATGGCTTGGATGAAAAAACCTTAAAGGCAGTTGAAGATGCAATAGATAGTAGAAATATGTTATCTCGACAAGAAGTTGAGAATAACGATCCTTATCTTGGGAATTGCCCAAATTGCCGACATGAGTTTATCGCAATACCTATTGAAGATGTAATTTCAATGAGTGATAAAGAATTACTCAAAGATAATAACTTAAATGTTGATAGAGCTACTGAAAAGAAATATGCTACTACTCAACAACAAAGGTTGTATGAACGTAAGATTAGGGATTACAAATTCAAACTAGAACAAGCAAAATTGTTAAAAGAAAATAACCCTAGTGATACCCCTAACCAATTAGTAGAACGTGATATTGAGCATAATAAAGTAATGCTTGATAGGTATAGGGGCAAAATTAAAGAACTTATATCAAACAACGATTATCTCGAACGTGATTATACAAGAGAAAACGTTAAGATATTAAGGGATGATTTAGGTTATAGAGCAAATAGAAGTAAATAAGGTATCGTGGGAAAGTGGAAGATACCTGCTATATATTATTTTTTAAGTCATTATAGGCACGTAATGTGTCTATGGGGAGAAAATATATCTCCCCTTTTGTTTAGGTGTTTACAATTAGCAGTTTAAAGGCTAGTTGTTTACATATATCTCAAAAATACAAAATCATTTTAATGAGAGCTAACTCGTAAAAAGCGTAAGAAAGGAGAATAGTATGAAAAGAGAAGAAATTAAAAGTTTACTCGATGGAGTTGAGGGCTTAACCGAAGATAAAGTTAAATCTATTATTGATGGGGTTTTAAACCTTAACGGAAAGGAAGTAAGCGAATTAAAAAATCAAATGAAAGCGAACGAAGAAAAGGCTAAAGAGTATGATACTTTAGTTGCTAAAAACGAAGAATTAGTCAAGGGACTAGAAGAAGCTCAAGGTTTCAAAGATAAAGCAACCAAGTATGATGAAATCTTACCTAAATATGAAGAAAGTTTAAAGACTATTAAAGACAAAGAAACTTTTGAAAAAATTAAAGCAAAAGGCTTTGATGACAAATTCGCAAAGTTTGTAAAGAGTGAAGTAGGAGAAGTTGAAGATTACGATAGTGCGTTAGAAGAATATGCAAAGAATAATCCACAATACCTAGTTCCAAAGGTTGAAAAAACTACACCTCCAGAGTTTAACGGAGGCAATGAAGATTCAACCGAAGATTTATCAAAGATCTATTAGAATATAAAGGAGGAAATTAAATATGCCAAATAGTATCGCAAAGGCAAAAACATACGTAGAAAATGAACAAGCATATCAAAAGTTATTTAAAGATTATGCTTTAACAAGAGATTTAGCAAAACCTTTCAAAGGTAAAGGCAATGGCACAGTCTCAGTTGAAACAGTCTCGCTCGCCGCAGGAGACCCTGCTGCATATAGCGAAGCAGATGGTTTAACTGCAATGGACATCACAGTTGCATTCGTTGACCACACCCCATCACAAGATGTTGGTAATAAGTTAATCATTGATAGATTAGCAGATGAAGCAGCAATGGGTAACAATTTAGTCAAGGCTTTCAATAGATATGGTAGACAAAAATTAAATCCATATATTGACAAGAAAAACCTTTTAGCAATTAAAGGCACTTCTGGTATCACAACAAAGACTGAAAGTGCAGCTGCTACAAAATCAACAGTTAAGGCACAAGTCGATGCAGGTATTGATGCTTTAGTTAATGGTGGTATTAGTGCAGAAACACCTTGCATTATGTATATAGGCGTTTCAGTATCAAGACTCTTAAAGGATGCAATCTCCGATACAGGTAGATACCAATTCGATTCTTGGAACGGCATTGTTGACAATAAAGTTGCAGTCTATGGTGACTCAGTCAAAGTTAAAGTTGTTGAAGTCCCTGATTCATTAATGCCAACAAAAACTCAATTCTTAATCGTTCCTGTTGATGCAGTCGATTTTGTTGTTGCAAATAATGAAACAACATTATTCACAGAGATCCCAGGACATGGTAAGAGAAAAGTTGAATTAGATGTCAACTGCGTTTTCGATGCTTGGATTAAAGATGAAGCTAAAGCATTAATCTATGCTTCTGTTACAGCTTAATTAAGTTTTAAAAAGGGGTTAGGGTAATAAACTCTAGCCCTTTATTTTTTTAAGAAAGGAGATGGAATATGGAATTAACTACTTACTTATCGCCAAGTGAATATGAAGAAGTGAAAGGTATTAATCTTAAATTAGAGTTAGCAGGTTCAAGCGACCATCCTGAAAAAGATGATACTTTATTCATATTTAGAACTGAGCGTAAAGTTATTAATATTCTCCAACAAAATTATGATTTTAAAGAAAGTGATATTACACAAGATAACTATTCTTTAAATGACTTCAAATTAGGTATATGTGAACAAATAGAAAATGATATAAGAAAAGGTATTGATTCAACCGACAACCCTACAATATGTGATAGTGCTAGGGGATTTTTAAGACCTTTTATGAATTATAGGAGATTCTAAATGGGTGTTGATTTAAGAATAGGTAAAAGAGATTATTTCACTAGATATAGAGTTTATAAATCTAAGCCTAACATTAACAACAAAATCGAATGGGATGAAGAGTGCTTAGGTATCTTACATGCTAAAGATATTTCAAGTTATGATACAACTCCCCAAGTGGATGGCAATGTGTTTAGACATGATGAAACTATCGCTACTATCGAAACAACTGATAGAATAGAAATTAAACCTGATTACCTTTTGTATGCGTTAGCAGAGCAATGTTGGTATATTGTAGAAAGTGCAAGTCCAAATTCACACAATGAGACACAACGTTGGAGTGCGAGACCTATTAACACTACAACCATTGTTATAAGAAAGGAAATCTAATGAATTACGAAGAATTAGGCTTAAATATCTTAAATCAAGTAAGAGCAAGAACACCAAAAGTAAGTGGAAATCTTGCAAGAAATACTAGATTCTTTAATACAGGGTTCGGCGATGTATGGGGACATTTAGTAGTTGAAACACCTTATGCGCAATTCGTTAACTATGGTTATCAAAATCACCCAAATAGTAGAAAGTTAAGAAATGATTACTTGTATATTGAAAAATCAATTAATCAAGTATTAAAAATCGCATTGAAAGGAGTTGGAGCAGATGTTAAATGAGTTAGAAATCTTTAAACAAAAGTTAGTCGAACGATTAACTAATATCAATGATCAATACACTTACAATGTAGAATTGTTTTCACAATACCAAAAAAAGAAATTAAACCAAGAAAAAGACATCCTAGAAGATAAGGAAGTCTTTATCGTTTTAAATCCATTACCTAGCGAATCCTACGGCAGTGGAATTATAAATCTTAATATTGAAATGTTAATCAAGTGTTATGATGATTACGTTGAAGATGTTATTGATATTTTAAGTGAATATCAAATTAGTGTTATTAATCAACGTTTCTTTGTAGATACAACTATGATTAATGAAAGTTGGTATAGTCCAACTGTAAACGAGAGTTTCATCAACATGGGTATTAAAAAAGCAAAAGTCATATCAATGACAGGCACTATTTCGTTTACCCTAAATGTTGTAGATATTCAAACAGTTAAAGTTAACAATCAAGAAATCAAGTATACTCTATTGCAAGATGGCACAACCGCAGAAGTAATGCCTAACAATGCAGTAGGAGGAAATGGTTTCAAATCAACTGTCAATCGTGGTTGTTTATACAATCTATCGTTAAGAGCAGTAATTACTAATCAATCACTTTTTCAACTCGCTAGACAATGGAAGTTTGGTCAAATAGGTGCTAATACTTATGTATCAGTTGAGTTAACCTATACGGATGGGGTTTTATTCACAATACCAATGAAGTTTGACTCGATTCAAGAAACGCACGGCGATGGTAATGTGCCAATTATGGCTATAACTTTATCTAAAGGAGCTTAAAAGTGGGCGAAAGTAGAATTGATGTATATTTTCACGGCAACGGCGAAGAAACCGATATTGAAAGTGTAGCAACTACATCACAAAAAAAATCCCCTAATACAAAAAAGACTGCACGTTCAATGATTAGTGCTATGGCTATTGATTATGGCAAAAAGACACTATCTTATGGTGTATCCGTATGGGGTGATTTAACAGGAAACTATCAAGCCGAAAATGGAATGAATGGAGCAATACAAATGATTGGTTTAGGAGTTCAACTCGCTAACTTTCCTGTCGGAACTATTGCAGGTGTATTTCAAATGACTACAAACCTAGCTTCAAACGTTATTCAAACACAACGTGCAAATAGAAAAAGTGAAATGCTACTCAAAAGAAGTGGCAATGAGACAATAAACAATTCGGAGGTGGATTAAATGGCACAAGTTATAACTGATTTAATTAATACAAGTAGCAATGAAGAAGAATCAAATCCACCTTTTTTCTCATTAACAATTAACAATATTAACTATACAAGTTATCTACAACAAGGTTTTGTATTAAAAGATACATTAACCGAAGAATTAGATTCTTTAACAATTATTTTAAATAACGTAGATAAAACGTTATTCGAGTCTTTTGAAGATGTAGTTTTAACTATTGGTAGTAATACATATTACTTTTACGTTAACACATCTCAAGAAGATATTTTTACATACGATACAAACAAGTATCAATATACTTTAAGTTTAGTTTCTCAAACAAAGATTTTAGAAAGGGTGCAGTTGCCTAACTTAAAGATAAGAAAGTCCATCACAGGCACAACTAAAACTATCCCTGTATATTTAAATAGAGTTGTTTTACCATATATTCAAAAGCAATTCCCTTTTATTACTTTAGATGGTTCAATTAGTGATTTTTCAACAATAAGATGCCCTGAAATTGAATGGAATCATCCAACTGCAAAACAAGTCATAAATGACTTATTATCTACCATTGAAAATAACCCTTGTTTAGTAAGGGTTAAAAATAATAAAATAGGCTATGTTTCACTAGCTCCACAAGGAAATGATATTTCTAATTACACAATTTTAAGGGATGAGAGATACGAGCAAATGCAAGACTTTGCTAATAACATTGTTATGGATGTTTCAAACATTATTCCTAACAAACAAAATAAGTATGTTGTATTGTCTCCAAGAGCGATGAACGATGCTTATTTAACCACGGATAATTGCGAATTAGTTATCCCAAATGCACAAATAGAAAGTATCCAAGAAGTAAAAGTTCCTGTAAGTATTACTTTATCTTCTCCACAAGAAGGAGGGGGAACGGACTCGGTATCATTTACAACCGAGTTTGATATAACCGACTATGTATTAGAAGAAAGTGTTTATAATACTTTAAACTCTACTTCAATTATGACAGTTGCTACTTCTTATAGTGACATGAAGAAATACAAACGTTTCAACATGTATTTCAAACAAGGTGGCGATACAATTTATGGTTGTGCAACCAAGAATCAAACGTTATTCTTCACAACAACATCAATTCACGATATGTTATTAAGTATCGCAACGATTAAAAAGAATAATGGCGATTTTGATTCTTACGGAAGCTACAATAACGTAAGTGTAAATGGGTCGGATGATGCTAGAAACATTGTATTTAAGATTAAATATAGCAATGTTGAAAATGGTAGAATAAAGGTTTGTAAGAGTGAAAAAGAAGATAAAGATGTTTCATTCTATCAAAACCAAAATCAATCTCAAATCGACTTAAAAGCACTATTTCAAACGCAACGAGAAAACGTTAATCGTTTAGGTAACGAACAAAGAGAAATAGATATGCTTGTAAGTTATGATACTATCCCACAACTTGGGGATTACGTAGGAGACTATATTTTAGCAATTAGAGAATTATCTTACTATAATGATTTCGTAATGTTTAAAGGAACATTTAGTAAGAATTATATAAAAAAACAAGCATATTATGGGTTAACCTCTCGTAAGAGATATACACAACTTGCCCAAGCAAGCGAAAGTGTTATTCGTGAAGAGTTCAATAGATTTAGAATTAATTTTACTACTGATTCAACTGATGTCAGTAGCACTCTTTCTGGCTATCTTACAACAGGTGGTTTAAACTTGTTTGCAAATTACATAGCAAGTTATTTTGCTTGCTATAACCGACCAATTAAAAGTTGTTTCTTTGGGACTAATGCAACCACTAACAATATAATCATGTTCCCAACGATATTTACAACTGATAAGTCAGTTTTGCTTACTATGTCTACCTATGACAACTACTCGGTAGGCTTAACTGTGGAACAAGAAGGAAGTAATCTAGTTCAAAACTATGTTCCATACGTTGATTCATACGGAGAAACTAACTTAGTAGCAATTACTTATAGTGATGCTATGGCAGACTTAGAAGATAACACTTCTAATAAAGCAAGTTGTAAAAAATTCCCTTATACCGATTATACTGCAAGTTATGATACGATATTGTATATGAGCTTTGCTTTATACAAAGATAACTCGGAAGCCTTAAAGATTACTAATCAATTCGACTTTGTTAGTGAAGATAAAACAATGATCATCGGCAATGTTATTGGCAGTCAAAACATCATGACCACCCTTGCAACCCCTACCGAAATGAAAATCTATGCTTCAATGGTTAACAAAATTGATGAAGATTATCCTATCTTAGATGATTCTTTCTTACAAGTTGGCGATTATGAAGATTTAATCGTTTCTAATAACGGAGTTAGAATCAACGTTGACCTTACAGGTTATAAGGCTTGGGGTATCAAAGTAGGAGATGACTTGCTTTTAGGTTGTAATAAATCAACAACCCTAGCAAATACGTTTTATATTAACGTGAAAGGAGACAATAATTAAAATGATATTTTTAAATTATAATAACTATGGCGTTTTACAAAATAGTGATAAAAGCGATGTGATTACTAAAAACTCATATAGGGTAAATAGTGTATTTGTCGCCTTTTCTTCATTGATTACTAATATAGCAACTGCAACAAGTAATTACACTTGTTATGCTACGTTTGTAAGAAACGATGATGAAAGTATTAACGATTTAGTAATGTCGCCATCAACTTATACTTACGGAGGAACAACCTATGTAGGTTATTTCTTGTTATTTACAAGTAAGCAAATTACTGCCGTAGCAGGGCAATTAGACTTATCTATTAGATTAATTAGAAATAGTGATAATGCAGAAGTTGTTAGTGCAAGTGAACCTTTAGTAGTAGCAGATAATGGAACTACTAGCGATACAACTACATCTATTTCTACAGCTCAATACGAAGCATTAACACAAGTTATTTCTAATCTAAATCAACCTATTACAATTCTTCCTGAATCTTATAACTCGATTTATTATGATAATCTTGTTTTAGACCAATTACATGAAGAAGAAAGAGCGACAGGTTGGTATATTAAACTCGATGATTCAACCCTTTATTACTATAACAGTGGTTTAGATGCTGATAGTTTCGCAATTGGCTACAATGGTCTTAAGTCTTATCTATGGGATAATACAAACGAAAATCACGTTTTATCAAATGATATTGATAAAGTGGGTGTGCTCGCTAATTTGGTTACAACCGATAAATCAAGCCTTGTTAACGCTTTAAATGAAACCTATCAATTATACGTTAATTTCAATACTAATGTTGATGATAGAATCAATGGCAAAGCCGATAAGACTTATGTCGATACTGAATTAGCAAAAAAGGCTGATAAGTCAACTACTTACACTAAGAGCGAAGTATATACAAAAACCGAAGTTGATGCTAGTTTATTGTTAAAAGCCGATGAAAGCGACTTAAACAGTGTCAAGGCTCTCATACCAAACGATGCATCATCAAGCAACCAACTTACAACTCGTGACTTCGTTAATTCAAGCATTGCAACTAATACTGCTACTTTTAGAGGCACGTATGACTCGCTTACTTTACTTAAACAAGCAACAGGCGATGCTAACGATTATGCAATTTTAAGAGCTGATGATGGAAACGGCAACGTTCGTTATGATAGGTATAAATGGGTTGAAACCGAGGTAGACAATAGCCATTGGATTTTTGAATATACATTAAACAATTCATCGTTTACCGAAGAACAATACCAAGCATTAAATAGTGGTATTACTGCGATAAAGTTAGCTCAAATATTAAGCGATTTAGAAGCCGTTTACACTAAAACTGAAAGTAATACTTTATTCTATACTAAAACATATATTGATAGCTTAATTGCTAACTATTCAACAACAAGTGATATTGCTACTACTTACTGCACAAAAGCAAAACAAAAAGCCGATAGCGATAAATCCCTATACAACTTGGGTGCATACGATAGCGTAGCAACAAGTGGTGGCATAACAACGA